GTACACCCCCTCTAACCAACACTTGCTTCCAGCAATAACCAGTCCGCTCTCGTCGCCAAAACTTACCATTTGACACAAGCCCCGGTCTGTGGTAACATAGTATGTAGAAAGGAGTGAATGCGCATGGACGAAGTCGTTCAGCTTATTTCGAATGTGGGATTTCCTATTGCTTGTTGTCTTATCATGTTTTTCTACGTCAACAAATCTGCGGAATACCACAAAGAAGAGATCGCTAATTTGACGAAGGAATACAAGGCAGAGATTTCTGAGCTTTCTACTGCCATTAATAACAACACCTCCGCTATGCAGTCTCTTATCAACACGCTCACGATTAAATGACTGAGCAAGAACTAAGAACGTCAGTTTACGCATTCGCTCAATCGTGCATCGGTCTTAATGAACACGACGGCAGTTATAAGAAAATAATTGACGCCTATAATAGCTACCAAACAGACGTAGGAGGCCCGACCGTTACTTATGCTTCACCGTGGTGTGCTGTGTTCGTTTCATATGTCGGCATTGCTTTAGGCCTGACGGATATTATTTTCCCGACAGCCTATTGCCCTTACATGGTAACGCTATATCAAAACATTAACCGATGGGAAGAAAATGATGCATATGTGCCTCAGATGGGAGACATTATCCAATACGATTGGGATGACACTGGTTCTGGTGACAATCAGGGGCAACCAGACCACTGTGGTATAGTTGGCGTTGTAAACGGAAACACGTTTACAGTAATCGAGGGCAACAACGGAGATTCCGTTAAGCTGATGGAACGCACTGTAGACCAGAAGTCTATTCGCGGCTACTGTCTCCCTGATTACGCAAGCATGGCCTCTGAGGGGCTAGTGTGGGTAGCTTACTACACTAACGAGCTCGGCAAAATGACAGAGGACGCCATGAAAAACAATGCGCGCATTATCTGGAATTATTTCGGTGCTCTTGGTTGGTCAGTAAATGCCGTTGCCGGGGTGCTTGGTAATATGCAGTATGAATCCCGTCTCAATCCGGGCCAAACAGAGGTCGGCTTTGCGCTTGGCGACCCGCAGGCTGGTTACGGACTTGTGCAATGGACGCCGCGCACAAAGTTCAGCGACTGGGCTGGCGATGGATGGGATGACCCGCTGCAATGTGGCGATTTGGAATTAAACCGTATCAAGTTTGAATATGAGACGAATTTTCAGTTTGGCGAGAACCCATATTTTCCGACGTATACATACACTTGGGAAACGTTCATTCATTCCACAGATTCTCCGGCTACTCTTGCCGACACTTGGTTTGTTCAGTATGAACGCCCAAACGTCAGTGCATGGAATCAAACCAGAGATGCTCGCATGACCTACGCCGATAAATGGTACATCTACCTTACAAATCTCCCAGCCCCGCAGCCTATCCCTAAAAAGTCAAAGTCAATGCCGTTATGGATGATGATAAATCCATATGCCCGATTCTATTAAAGGAGGAATTTTAATGTGCTAACCCGTGAACAGTTTCAGACGATTATCGGCAAGTATGCTACTGCCGATGATGAAGCCACGCTAAAGGACATTTCTGACCTGATGGGTATGTATGATGAAATGTCCAACCCGCAGTTGCAGCAGGAGCGTGACGAATACAAAGAAAAGTATGAGAATGTGGTCAAGGAATACAAAGACCGTTTCCTTACCCCGAATTCTCCGGCAGACCCCAAACTTCCGGAAGATGAACCCGATGAAGATGAATCTCCGGAAAAATACGACGACCTGTTTTCTTGAAAGGAGTAAATGCTTATGCCTGTTAAGCCTAAGATTAGGACGCTGACCACGTCCGCTGCGGATATTCTGAATGTTATCCGCAATAATGCCTCGGCCGATTACCGCAATTACGTGCCGAAAGCCGACGCCAATGACGTTGAATCCGTTCGCACGATTGGCGCAATTATCATGGATTACCCTGCTCTCCAGAATGAGTTCCTGAACGCTTTGGTTAACCGCATTGGCCGCGTGATGCTCACGTCGAAGATGTACTCTAACCCCATCGCGTTCTTCAAGAAAGGCGTTCTTGAGTACGGAGAATCCATTGAGGAAATCTTCGTCAACATTGCAAAGGTTCAGGAGTTCAATCCCGAGATTGCTGAACGGGAAGTGTTTAAGCGTGTTGTGCCTGATGTTCGCGCTGCGTTCCACATCATGAACTATCAGAAGTTCTACAAGGCAACTGTCACGCAGGAGCAGCTTAAACAGGCGTTCCTGTCGTGGGATGGCGTGACTGACCTGATTGCCCGAATCGTCGATTCCATGTACACGGGCGCGAACTACGACGAGTTCCTTGTCATGAAGTATCTGCTTGCGCGGCACATTCTTGATGGCCGGGTTTACCCTGTCACTGTCCCGACAGTGAATGCCGAGAATGCGAAAGCGATTGTCACCACCGTTAAGGGTGTGTCCAATAAGCTTACGTTCATGAACAGCGAGTACAACCCCGCAGCCGTCCGCACGTTCACCGAAAAGACCGATCAGTACATGATTGTCAACTCCGTGTTTGATGCTACTATGGACGTGAATGTCCTTGCTTCTGCGTTCAACATGGATAAGGCCGAATTCCTTGGTCATCGTGTTCTTATTGACGGTTTCGGCGATCTCGACATTGCCCGTCTCGGCGAAATCTTCGCCGGCGACCCGACGTACAATGAGCCTACTCAGGCCGAGCTTACGGCGCTGAATGCAATCCCGGCTGTGATTGTTGACAAGGATTGGTTCATGGTGTTCGATATGCTGACGCAGTTCACCGAACAGTACAACGGTCAGGGTCTTTACTGGAACTACTTCTACCACGTGTGGAAAACGTTCTCGGTGTCCCCGTTCGCTAACTCCGTTCTGTTCGTTCCGGGCACTCCGGCGGTCACTTCCGTCACTGTGTCTCCGACTACGGCGTCTGTCCCTAAGGGTGGCAGCGTGTCCCTGTCCTGTGTGGTTGAGACTGAATACTTCGCCCCGCAGACTGTTGTGTGGACGAGCAACGCAGCGGATGTTAAGGTTTCTGCTGCCGGTGTTGTGACGGTTGATGCAGAGGCAACGTCCACTACTGCGACGATCACTGCAACTTCCGCTTTTGACGACACGAAGAAAGCTACGTGCACTGTCACGGTTAAGTAATCAAGTTACAGACGAATGGTCACGGCGTTAAATAGTGATCGGGTGGGTAGGAGGGAATTTCATAAAAGGCAGGTGGTTTCATGTCGATGATTGTTCCGAATTCAGATGTGTACATTCTAAAGAATGTGCCTCTTGAACCGTCATTCGACCACACCATTTGGTTTGACAGCCCCGAACAGCAAGCGACGGCATTCACGACGTATGCGCTTGCGTTCTATTTTGATAAAGTTTCATATCAGCGTTATCCCAGTCCATATATTACTTTGGACAAAACTGCTGATGAACTGTTCGATTGCAACTATATGATGTTCCGTAATACGGCTTACGGCACGAAATGGTTCTACGCGTTCATTACGCAGGTCGAGTATATTAGCAACACTACATCACGTATTTACTACACGATTGACCCCATGCAAACATACCTCTTTGACGTGAACGTCGGGCAGTGTTTTGTCGAGCGCGAACACGCCATGACGGACGCGATTGGCGATAATCTAGTGCCTGAATCTTTCGAGCTTGGCGAATACGTGTTTCAAGAGTATGCTCTAAGTAAAGATATATTTGCAAAGAATGGTTATGCTATTCGTGTTATTACGACGTGTGTTGCTATTCAAGATGAATCAGGCTCTTGGACTATTAGCAGATACGGCGGCGGTTCTGTTCGTACAGGTATTTATTCCGGATTAAATTATAAGTATTTTCGTTATGACCCTAATAACCCCCGAAAGTGCGTTGATGACTGTAATGCTATGTTAAAAGCAATTACGGAGGCTACTGGCTATGGTGGAGAAGACGCTGTTTTGTCTATTTCTCTTGTGCCTTATTCTTTTTGCACCTCAATAGACGCTCTTGTTGACGATTTAGCCGACCCTCCTGTTGGTTATGATTACGTGTTTGAATCTTGGGCTGGCTCATTTGATGGGTATACCCCCAAAAATAACAAGCTGTATACTGACCCATTTTGTGGCGTATATGTCGATAATTTGCAGGGAAATGCCGCCCGTTATCCTTATGAGTATTTTGTAGGCCGAAAACCGCACTTTGAGATTATCGGCACTGATAATGGCAGTCTTGAGGTAGTTAGTATTCCGCATGATTATAAGGGGCTTCCGTCTTGTTATGCCGAATCACTTACGCTGGGGAATTTCCCACAATGTTCGTGGAACGTAGACACTTACCGTGCTTGGTTGGTGCAGAATAAGCCAACGATTGGAGCGGGATTACTGAATTCTTCATTGCAGTTTGCCGGTTCTTTGGCTGCTGGCTTAGCTACGGCTGGCGCAGCGGGCATTGCTTCTGCCGGTATTGGCGCTACTACTCAGGAGGCGCTTACATGGGGCTCTAAAATTGTCCCATTTCCCAATAAGGATAACGCCAAAAGGGCGGCAGCTATTGACAAGAGTTCACCAGATGTTGCTTTTCCGTCTGCGGGTGGTCTTGTATCTACTATAATTAACACTGTTGCCGCAGTTAAGACTGCTGAATTGCAGCCAAACCACGCTAAAGGCCAGTCCACTAATTCAATCTGGACTGCCATCGGAAAACAAGGCTTTCATTATTATAATTACCGCATCCAAGGTCAGTTCGCTCGCATTATCGACGATTTCTTTTCCATGTTCGGTTACAAGACGAACCGCCTTAAAGTCCCCAACCGCAATGGCAGAAAAGCATGGAACTACGTCAAGACCTGTGGATGCACTCTCACCGGCAGCGCTCCCGCAGACGTGACTTCCGCGCTCGTGCAGATTTACGACCGGGGTATTACTTTCTGGCGCTGCATCGACCTGTCTGCTGGCAACCCCTTTACGCGTGTAGGCAACTACTCGCTTGATAATTCGCTGTAAGTAGGTGATAATAATTTGAGTAAACCATACCGAAACCCTAAAGGCTCTCACTCGCGGCAGTTTTGGGAAACGGCATACGACAATACCACACGGTATCAGTTTTACTTCAACAAGCTAACGGAAATCTCAACGTCCCTGTTCACGTGGGAAAACCTCCCGCCGAGTGTTGACCCGCGCTTCTTGGAGTTGTGCCTGTTCTCGACAGGCTGTGCTGTGTTCTTCAAGGACGATGTTCTTTCTGAGGCGGCGCGTCTTGAGGGCAAGGAAGATTATGATAAGCAAGGCTATCTTGCATTGCGCGTTATGGCTAATGGCCCGTTTGACGTGTACAACACGCCAATCAACCGCGTTGCTTATGCTTCAAGTGTTGGCAAGAACCAGTGGAAGCTGGATAACACCAACTCTGTTCTTATCTGGAATAATCGTCTGAGACTTCCGTCCGCTTATGAAGCTTGGGTGTATGCGCATCGCCTTGAGAACATTGACCGTGATGTTGATGTTAACGCGGCAGCGCAGAAAACCCCGGTCATTGTTACGTGTCCTGAATCACAGCGCCTTACGTTCAAGAACCTCATGATGCAGTATGACGGTAATGTCCCGATTATCTTTGGTGACAAAGACCTGAATCTGAATAACATTCAGGTGCTTAACCCCGGCGTTCCGTATACTGCCGATAAGCTTCAAGACCTTAAACGCGAAATCTGGAACGAGGCTCTTGCAATGCAGGGTGTTCCGAACCTCACCATTTCCAAGCGTGAGCGCCTTGTCACTGACGAAATTCAACAGGCGACTGCTGGCACGTCTGCTTGTCGTATGTCAAAGCTAGAAGCCCGTCAGCAAGCTGCTGAGCAAATCAACAAAATGTTCGGCCTGAACATTCAAGTCTCTGTCAACTCCCTTTACACGTCTGGCATTTCCGACGATGCGGGCAATACCGTTGATGACTGGCTTGACCCGAACCCGGAGGATAATGGGGGTGAACCGAAAGAATGAGCTTGTACACTACACAGGTAAGGTTCATTTGCGAATCGCTGGTAGATGACGCAACCAAACCCATCGATGAAATCGTCGGCGTGGCTGCCCCCAAAATCTTCCCCATTGGCGATACAGGAAGGGAAGATTCCCCGTTCAAGCGCAGTGTCATCCCGTGGGAATTTGTTGACCAACCCACAACGTTTTATATCTGTAGGCGTATTCTTGCACACTACTACACGCGTGAAATAGGATGGGAGACGGCAGCGCTTTGGGTGTTCCATATGAACGAGCAGCTTTCGGAAATCGCCCCGTACTACACGCTGCTTGTCAAGTCCACGTTCAACAGCATTCGCGATTTTACGGCTGAGGACATTGAAGCGTTGTATGGTGACACCGACCTTGTCCGCACGTTCACTGGTGACTACAACGACAAGGCGAATGGCGGCAGCACGAATAAGAATACGATTACTGCCGACAACTATAACCTTGACAGTGACACACCGCAGAACGGCCTTGTGTCTGTGAAGCCCACCGAAGATGCAGCAGGTATGGCGTACCTGTCCTACGCCCGCCGTGCATTGGTTGACCAGAGTAACGACAACACGGAATCGCACAACGAAACGTCTGACCGCAAAGCCAACACCAAAGAGACAATTAAGGGCAAGGCTGGCGGTAAGGCGAGAATTGAGCTTATGAAAGATGTCGCTAATACGCTTATCAATATTGAGCGTAGAATGATTAACGAGCTTTCAACCGAATTTATGAACGTATGGTAAAGGAGTGAAGTTATGGACACAGTCAGTATGTTGAATACCATGAATTTTTACTGTCAGCCCATTCTCCCGCTTGTGTACGACGAAAGCATGAGCTACTATGAAACTCTTTGCAAGGTAGTGGGTCAGCTTAACACCACGGGCGAAACGGTGAATAAACTGAATGCAGGGCTGACAAACGAAATTTCAGACAGACAGGCCGGAGACGCGGCGCTGGATGCCCGAATCAAACAAATCGAGGAAGCCAATCGCAAGTTTCATTTCCTTAAAGTCGACACGCTCGGCCATCTGCTTACAACCGATGTAACCAGAGAAAAGCTTTCTCAGTGGGTGCAGAATGGCGACCTTATTGCCATGCTCTATGCTCCGGATGAACTGGAAAACTCGTGGGCAGTTGCAACCAACTACCGTTGTATGGGAGCTACTGGCGCTGGCACTATGCAGCTTAGTTTCTACGTCCCCATTTCCATTACAAACAACGCCGGAAAGTCTGGCTCTGATATTGCACAGGAAGTTGTTGTTATTTCTTTGCCCGTTGGCGAGTTGATCAACCAGTGGGCAGTCCGTCACATCACATCCACAATCCCGAACACGAATGCTGACGGCTTTGTCAATCTGACGGCAAGCGTTAGTGACGCCGGGGCAGTTACGTGCGATGTTGAACCCGGCGCTATCGTTGAAGCACTGCGGAATTATTTCAGCGGCACTAACCAGTTTGCCGTTGCTGTAAATGCCCGCCTCAATTATGATGGAAAGCAGTATCATTCCGGTGCTGCAACTGTCAAGGCGGATACTTCTGGCACTGGCAATATCCGCATTGCCTTTGAAAACTACTATGACGGTGTTCGTGCGGAGAACGGTGTACGCCAAACGGTGAACACCACCATTTTCCTTGTTGGCGACGTGAAAACCAATGCGTGGTCTGTTGAGATGATTGACCACAAGACGTTTGACTTCTCCCGCTACGAAGGCTTCCAGTTTACGCGAGGGGCACACGATGTTATTACTACGGATGACGAATCGACCCCGAACGCTGTTTATGCGCAGTATCATTCAGACACTAGTGGAAAGCTCTACCAGAATCTTCCGACGCGCCTGATTGACAGCGTTGATGGGGCGGAATACTGGAACGGCACGTTCGATATCTACGGCGGCAGTCACATGACGTTTACGTTCGTCACGTCCAATTACGCTACGGCTTCTGACAAGATGCTTGTTCGTGTCATTGAGCTTTCTGCTGATGTTGGCACTACGGCGTGGAAGTACGGTGTGAAAGAATTTGAATTGCCGTTCGTTGGGTATGACCTTATTGCTGTAACTTCTACCAAAGTTACTGACTTGGGCTATGACGCATCGGAAGGCGCGTATAAATTTGCAGTGACCTTTGACGCAAGTTTCGATTCCATTCTTGCGAATCTTGCGGCGAACAAGCCAATGAAATTCAATATTACTTTGCCAGACAGCGCCACCGGCTTGTCTGTTTCGTTCAATACTGGTTATGTGTCTGTTCTTGGTAACGACATGTATGAGTTCACAGGGACACACGCTGGCGCTCCTATCGTACTAAGCATTGGCGGGCTCGGCTCTGCAAGCGTTTATCTCTATGCGGATTATCTCCCCAGCCCTAACCCGGACGATTCCGACGACGGCAAGGTGCTTACAGTAAATAAGCATAAGTGGGAGCTTAAAGACCAAAACAGCAAGCCGCTGTACATTACTATTGACGTAGCGAATATCGACGAAAGAATTTATACGCTGACTGATGGCAATAAAACATATACTGTCGAAGAAATTTACGCGGCTAAAGAAAACGGAACACCTGTGTTTATTGCTCCCGCAGACATTGGGTCTTACTTTCAGATTCTTGATTTTTCATTTTATAAAACTGCATTTAAAGCGTTTTTCCTTAACGTCGTTAGACGCACAGATGTGTCGTATGGCAGACTTACTATCTCCACTATTGGAGGACAGACTAAAGGAACATACAATGCAGTAGGTTTTCTGGCGGCGTCATCCAGTGCTAATAACGGAAAATTTCTGAAAATGAAACAGGATGGTAGCGGAATTGAATATGTTGATGGCAGCATTGGCGATTCTGTCCTCTACACTCCGCAAACGCTTACTGATGAGCAGAAGAAACAGGCGAGGGAGAATGTGGATGCTGCGAGCGATTTTGTCATTAATGCGATTGCTAACCTCGACTTAACATTAACGTTGGATAAGACGTGGGCGCAAATTAACGAAGCCGTTAAAGCCGCTAAAACCCCCGTCTTGGTTATGCCCTATGGGAATTATGATTCTGTTCGTTTGCAACTGCTTGATATTCTTACGGATGGCACGGGTATGGTGTTCTCGAATGCGGGGGCAACAAGTACAAGTAATCGCACTATGGCCGTCACTGCAAGGGTACGCTCTAATGGAATTAACTCATATAGGGTTGACTACCTGCTAGGAACTGGGCTTGACGGCGTGCTCCCGCAAATTTCTATGGCCTCTGCCCCGGCATCCGATATGCAAATCGCCACAAAGAAATACGTCGATGACAACAAGGGCTCTGCCACCGTTGTGGAGTATACCGAACAGACGTTGACCGACCCGCAGAAACTTCAGGCGCGCAAGAACATTGACGCGGCTGGCACAGACAGCCCGCAGTTTAAGGGGTATGTAACGCTGACGCCCGCGTCTGAAACTGAGGGCATCGGTGTAGGCTTGGTCCCGTCCATAGACGGCAATAATTTTGCGCTTGATATTTCTGACGTAAACGAGAACACACCTACTAAGCTTACCGGTGTGAAAACGCCGACCGACGCAGACACCAATGCGGCTACTACGGTTGAATATGTTAAGAATAAAGTCAAAAATAAGGTATGGATTGACGTAGAGACCGAAGAAGTTAAGACTTTCAACTACGCTGATATCGACAACGAAATCACCAACGGCGGCGGTAATGTTTGGCTTAGTCTTGGGACTAAGCAGTTGAGAATGGTTGCTTGCAATAAATCCGGCGCTTCTTCCTATGAGCTGACATTCGTAAATCTGTCCGGCGCTGACTTTAATATCCACACCGTCACCGTCTCAGCAAGCGCAGCGGAATACGCTGTTATCACAAAGTAACGACGAAAGGCTAGGAGCTACAAATGACCGAAACCAATCTTCGAGAACTTCTTGTTGCTACTGCCCGTGCCTATATGGGCGCAAACACTTACAACGGGCAGAAGCAGGAAATCATCGACATTTACAACAAGAACCACCCTCTGCCTAGAGGGTACAAGGTACAGTATACTGACGCTTGGTGCGCTACATTCGTTAGTGCCATGGGGTACATTGCGGGATTTTCCCGCATTGTGCTCCCGGAGTGCTCGTGCCCTGAAATGATTAGCAAGTATATGTTTGTCAACTGCTGGGAAGAGCGCGATGACTATATCCCTAAGCCGGGTGATATTATCTTCTACGACTGGGATGACAACGGCCACGGCGACTGCACCGGAGTACCAGACCACGTCGGTATTGTGGAAAGCTGCAACGGCTACAATATCACGGTCATTGAGGGCAACAAGGGCGACACCGTGGGCAGACGGAATCTGCTTGTCAACTCCCGCTATGTGCGCGGGTATGGTGTCCCGAATTACTCCCTGCTGGCAGACGAGAAAGAAAAACCCGAAACCAAACCTGAAAGTGAGGAAACTGAAATGGTTTACAAGACCCTGAACGACGTGCCGAAGTGGGCATACAAGGATATCAAAGCCCTGATTGATTGCGATGCAATTGCTGGCGACGGCATGGGAAATATTGACCTGAACGAAACGCTTATGCGCGCGGTCATTATCATGAAGCGCTACGTTGATATGAAAGGATAAGAAATGGAAAGCAAGTATTATGACGGCACAAAGCTGCTGAGCCTGAATGACATTGACGGCAACCGCCCTGAGATTTATATCTGCACCAGCAACAGAAGTGCGGGCAAAACCACATGGTTCAACCGCTATGTTGTGCGCAGGTATCTCAGAGGTAAGGGGAAGTTCTGCCTGATCTATAGATACAAATATGAATTGCAGGATTGCGCGGACAAGTTCTTCAAAGAAATTGGCTCGCTGTTCTTCCCCGGTTATACGCTTACGCAGCAAATGTCTGAAAGCAAAGCCTTTGTGCACCTAATGCTTGCGAAAGACAGCGGCGAAGCTGAGTGTTGCGGTTATGCCGTGGCACTCAACTCCGCTGAACAAGTTAAGAAATATTCGCACTATCTCAATGACACGACTGTCCTGCTTTTCGACGAGTTCCAAAGCGAAACCGGAGTGTACTGCCCAAATGAGATGAATAAGTTCATTTCCATCCACAAGTCGATTGCAAGAGGTGGTGGCGAACAGAGTAGATATGTACCTGTGATTATGATTAGTAACCCTGTTACCGTGCTGAATCCTTACTATTCCGCTATGGGAATAAGCAGCAGACTGAACGACAAGGTTAAGTTCATGCGCGGGCATGGATTCGTGCTGGAACAAGGCTACAATGAAAGCGCGGCGAAAGCACAGGCTGAAAGCGGATTTTCTAAGGCGTTCAGCAAGACAGCATACATCGGTTTCTCTGATAGCGGCAAATACCTGAGCGATAATCAGGCGTTTGTCGAAGAAATGACGGGTAAGAATGTGTACTTGTGCACAATTAAATACCACGGAAATGAATATGGCGTGAGGGAATACCCAGAAGCAAATAAGTTTGGCAGTATGCTTTACTGCTCCCCGTCCGTTGACCATACCCATCCAATGAAAATCACAGTCAACACGGACGACCACGATGTTGACTATATTCTCGGCGGCGGTTATGATAGCCTCATTGCGCTGCTGAGACACCAGTTTGAAATGGGCAGATTCAGATTCAAGAATCTTGAAAGCAAAGAAGCCCTTGTAAAAACAATTTCTTGTTGAGGTATCTGCACCGCGTCCCTGTTGTGCCACGACGAGAGGCTACTGGGTGAAACCAGCTCGGAGTAGGTTATCGGTATTAGCGACCGCGCAGCAGCAAGCAGTGTTTTAGATATAGTTATACCCCCTATCGTATGGTAGGGGGTGTAATTTTTTATTCTGCGCGAACGCCCATCCTAGCGCCGCACCACGGGCAGTAGTCAAAGCGCGTCTCAACCTCAGGCACCAATGTGTAGCATTCGCTGCAATACCACCAATCTATACCACCAGCAAACCCCGGAGCACCATGCACAAAGTGTCCACGCACCACCGGCGAAATATCGGTTGATGCATTGATAGCCCGGTTTTCATTCATTAGGCAGTCGAACTTACCGTTTTTCAGCATAGTTTCCAATGTTTTTAGGTTACACCCTTTGCAATCAGGCGAATCGCAGCTTCTGCATTCGATATACCCAATCATTGTCATCCCTCCTTAAATTGGAATGTTGTGTCTACAAGAACAATGCCGCCGGGTATTCTTTTCGGGCGTAGCTTTCCCGGAACGCATAGACCGACTTTGAAGTCCTCAATGTTTCTCCGTTCAGACAGGAATTCGCGTTCCATATTATTTTCCGGCTCGATGCCCTCATCTTCCCCACACGACTGCAAGAACAATTTCTTGCTACGCTGAGGCATACCGGCGCACTTCAAGTCATAATGCGGCTGCACTTCTTCGTGGTTCTCTTTCACCACGTGCTCAACATATGTTTTCTGCCGCTGGAACAGACCGTAGTCCCATTCGCTTTCACACTTCCAACAGCCATATGTGCGCGGATGCTCTGTGATTCCCTTTACTTCTTCCGGGCTGCAATTCAAGTGTATACTGTCGGTATCAGCATAGCAGAAGTGTGCATAGTTTGCTTGCGCGGCACGGATAGTGTAACAGCGGGCATAGCTTGTGATTGCTGCGCCAATAGCAATGTAGCCGGGAGTTTTATCTTGCGCGTAGTTCGGGTAAAAGCCAATAGATGAATCATCTTTTACATATGCAACTTTGAAGCTACTGTCGGGGGAGGCAGCGGTCTTGCCATACAGATTATTGGAAAAGAGCTTAGCAAGATAGCGAATACCGCCTGTGCTGTTTTCCTTAATCTCTCGGTACTTATTGAGGTATTGGTCAAACATACCATGCCATGGACGAAAATAGCATCCGTCAAGAATTTCTAAATCAAATACATCATAGTGCTCGCGGAATAATTCGTAGTCTGTACAAGACATGGTGAGGGTAACAATAGGTTTCACTTTCTCGCCATCACAGTTTATGATAGTAGAATGATACTGACCAGTGCGCTGATTATACACATCGGATGTTGTAAGCCACTCCGTACCTTTGTACAATGGATTACCCTTGATTTGTACAGTTGGCAAATAACCATCACGCAGCTTGAAACGGCATTTGAAGCGGATAAAATAGTAGTTCGGTTTCCATCTGCCCCCACCATCTTTGTTATGACCAATTATACAGCATTTAGGGATATAGTTACCGCTCCAAAAATACGGGCTATCCTGTGGGTACTCGTTGCCTGACATGCTGTGCATAACGTATGGGTACAGGGAATTCACGTCGAAGGTGCAGCCTTTAGTTTGCGGCTTCCCGGCAAACTTAGAGTTAACGTAGCACCACCCCCCTTTATAAGCACGCTGAATGTATCGACCAGCGCACGGAGAACCGAACACTTCTTCATCAATCTTTTCCTGCCACAAATTTGGATAACAATCCTTATAAACTATGTCCCCGCCAAGGGTTTTTTTCCACTCGTCAAAACAGCACGATCCAATCGTAAGGCGCGTGTGCCCCTCTGCAAATGTGACTTCAAGGCATTCTTTCAGCACAAGCACATCGTTTGCAATATAGTCGTATTCTTCTGGGCTGATAAAGCCGCCGGCATGGCGTTCACCCTTGTATTCCATTTCAAGCTTCTGGTGTTTCGTATTAAATGATTTGCCAAGAGCTTTTAGAGGCAACGGAAGAAGTTTCAAACTATCACGGATTTCTAGAATCTTCCCATTAGCCCCTTTAAGCACAATACTGTACCACACGCCTTGCTGATCAGCAATCATATATTTTATGCTTTTAGGGGGCATGTCTGTGTCTTTCGCCCACACTGTGCCCTCGAATTGGCTTTCACCTGTATGCGTATACGCCTGTTTCCAGCCGAGCTTAGAGATGAAGTAATCTAAAATAAAAGCACCATCAAATTTCAGGTTGTGAAAATAAAGTATTTGGCGGCGAAAATCATGTGAAAACATATCATCGAAGAACTCCCCGATCGACTTGCATACCGTTACTTGCTCTGACTTACCGCCGATCTCGACATACGCGGCAGACCAAACTTCCGTGTACTCTTGTCCCTCATAAACACTCGTTTCAAAGTCGCAAGCATAACGCTGGGTAAATACGCGTCGCTCAAGAGGCTGTTTTTTCCGTTTAGTAGTCATAATCGTAAATATCTCCCCAGTCAATATCGTCGTAACTGTTTGCGTACTGATAAACTTGCTCGTCAGATAGGCGCATATCTTCGGGCAACCACGCTTGCATTTTCCCTATATAAATAAGTGCGTCCTTTTCTCTGTATTTCGCTGAATAGTCAGGCAGGCCGTTTTCTTCAAGACCGCGCTTTACCATTTCAGCCACTTTAACCACGCTTCGCGTATCTAGCAACGAATTGAACCACGCAAGCAGCAAATAAGCACCTTGCGATTCATATTGTTTGCCGGGCGTAATAAATTCTTGAAGAAATTGTCGGTAATTGTCTACGGTTAGCTGCCCCTCGGAAACACTGTCAATGTCGCGAATCACCTCATGGGTAAATCCTTTCAGTTCTTCGGCGGTATATTCCTTAATGTGTTCAGCAACATAACGGGCGTACTCAGAAATACTATAGCCTTTTTTCTCTGAATAGCGAATTCTTGACTTGAAATTTTTAGCTTGCTTTTGCCATTCGGTTAAGGGTTTTCTTTTGCGGGGCATTGTTATTCACCGTCCTTGAGCCATGACTTCCAGCAGTTAATGCACACTATTTCGTCCCAAACCTCTCGGTCAAGCTGTCTGCACGAATCAAGCCATGAAATTGGCGGGCAACTCCCATCAATTATCGCTGCAAGTTTATCCGCCGGAATGCAAACATAAGAATTATTCTTCAACATTAACCTCACTTTCCGGGTCATACTTCGCCCAACAGGCACGACAAATGGCGATGTGTGCATCTGTATAATGCTCGCCGTCTGGTATCTTGCAATACTCACCATAAGAAAAATCGGGTGGACACTCATATTTAGCCCTGTAATCTAACTGGCAATTTCGTAATTTGTGCGGCATACCTATTAAACCTCCTCACTCTCTTTAGAGAGCCACTTCAACCAACAAGCGCGGCAAGTATCTATGGCAGAACCATTATATAGCCCATAATAAGCCTCGTCATCTTGAAGAATACAATAAAAGTCATGATTGATACCCCACAGGTTTTTAGGACAGACGCTTTCTGCCAGTAATCTAATGTTATCTTCATTTATATCGATAATCATACTAAGGTGAATCCTTTCTTTGATTTTAACTTATCACAAATAACATAGAATTCATTCTTGCTTATTTCGCCTTTGACTTTTCTGGCAATTACTTTCCCGTTCGTACAGTCTATTGCTCGCGCCATAAGGTTGCCAACGCCATAGCAATATTTATAGCAGTCTTGAATAAGGACATAAGCTTGCTTTCTTAATAGCGATACTTCAAGGCCGACAGAAAACAACACATTCGTTTTGCTATAAGGAGACCGCCGGCCAATATCTAGCCACGCCATTACAAACGTATCGTAAAAGAACGACAGCCTCAGAATACCATCGGCGGACGAGCGAACAGCACAAATTGCTACGTGCTCGTCAAGGATGTCACGTGGGAACGGCTGGATATTACGACTTCGGAAAATCTGGATTCCATCATTATACTCGCTTGCATCGAAAATTGAATTACACCACGTCGGCACATCCGGGAACGGGCATTCAAAGCACGTTTCTGCATACTCACATTTTGCTGACAAACGTATCACCAGCCAATCAGCATGGGAACGAAAACACAAATAGCCACAAGCAGCGCACCAATAGCGGAACAAATAAGATATTCAAGGAACGTTTTCATGGTTATACACTCCAATATTGAAATAAAAGCGGGCGAATGCGGTTTACACGCGCCCGCTAGTTTGATTACTTCTTGTAGTTTTTCTTTTTGGGCGTGTCGGCGGACTCCGGCTTGCTTCCACAGAATTCGACGTTTGTGGCCTGAACAGTCCACGACGAATGTTTTTCACCGTCGTCATCTACCCAAACGTCGCAACGCATTTCCCCGGCCACGGCAATCTCCTGCCCTTTTTTGAAATACTGATTAACGAATTCTGCCGTTGCGCGCCATGCCGTGCAGCGAAAGAAGTCGGTTTCGTCGCGGTTAAACGTGCGGTCAACAGCAACCGTGAAATTTGCAACCGGAACGCCATTCGTAGTTTTGCGCGTTTCCGGGTCAGCGGTCAAGCGGCCTTTGATAACAATATTATTCATGTTCTTTTTTTCCTTTCCGCCCGTATAGCCGATAGCGCAGCTATAGGTTTTTCTGGTTAGACAATAACGTTCGCGTATTCGACGAACATATCAACGGGCATGGAGTACGTGCGTTCCAAATCGCTGATAACGTCATACTCACCAAGGAATTTAACGTTATACGTGCCGCAACGCTTCTTGAGCTCTGCACGGATAGCGGCAGCGCCCACGTCAACAATGTTTTCCGTGCGTGTTTCAAAGCCGTTTTCGGTCTTGACGGGGAACTCGACGGTCAGCGTGCGAATGGTTCTAGTGATGTTTTTCATGGTTCTTTTTCCTTTCTGCGGCTATTTAGGCGCCGCGGCCCGGTTGTAATCTTGAGCGTTACCATCATCGGGTAGCGGCGCTCATCTCGCTACAACGCCCAATAAAGGGCGTTTCGGATTTAAGATTAGTCGCGCCAAAAGATTTCGATATCAAACGCATAAGGGCTATCAGACGCAAGAACGTTCATTTCATCAGGGAATCCGAACCCGGCGCAATCCCATTGAAATACTTCATTTTCAAGCAACGCTTTCCGGGCAGCATATTCGCCCAGAGTATACGTCCCGTTTTCTGTTTCGCGGGTCAAATCGTGGTCAATGTCAGCAGTCTCTAGCGTGTACACGCGGCGACGTTCGGCGGTGAGTTTACCATATTTCATTTTGCAATCTCCTTTCCTGCCAGAACCGTTATATAATCAAAAATAATATTGCCGTTCCGGGTAATGTGATACGTTACTTCGCGCGGGGCGTTTTGATAATTCAAAAAACCATAAGCACAAGCCGCGTCCGTAGCGGTTTTGCCCGCGAGCGTTTCCCCGCTTTCGTTTGTGAATACTCCATAATACCGCGGATTACCATTACGAGAACAATTCAAGCTTTCGTAGTATGATAATTTCCCGGTGAATTCTTTTCTTTTCATAATTTTTCACTCCTCTTTCTTTTAATTTGGCGTCACTCTGCATTTATTCGGGCTTGTGACCGGCTGACAAAAAACGTCGGGCTGCATTACCGCCGGAAGGCGGGTTATTTGTGTATAACTACTTCCGCACTATTGGCAAAAGATTTTTTGGCGTCGTAGTACGTAAACGGCGAACAAATGTCCGCCAGAAACCACCCTATATGCCGCGTGGTAGTTTGCGAATATGTCCCATAGCAAAGCAATTCCCATATGGTAGGCGTCTCACGCACAAACACAACGTCCGTCGTGTATGACCGCAAAACCCACCGGCGCATAATAACCATTCCATTATCTGGGTCACGAATTTCAGATTCAAAAACTTTACAATTGGCGTAGGGATGCCCGCGCAGCGGTCTAATAGTAGTCATTTTTTAATTGCTCCTTTTTTCTGATATTGTAGGGCTTGAAAAAACCTCTCTCGTCCTTCACTACGCTAAGTATAACACATGGGCGGGCTACGCGACTGTGACTAAAGTCACATAACACACACACAATATTGCACAAATATACCCCGCTGCCTTTGTGCAATTCGCCAATATGTGAAATGTTTAACAATCCATGCAAATGGGGGGAAATGGAAGCAAGTGTTGGTTAGAGGGGG